CGTTTATTATCATTTTATCACTTTCAATCAATGTCTTAATACTAGAGGTACCTAAAGCTTTAATCTGTTTTGTCATACGAACACCCATAGATGTACCACGACCACTAAACATAGCACCTAGTATTTGTCCAGCTCTACCTCTTTGTGTTGTCATTAAAACATTATCATATTCTAATTCCATTTGTAGTATTTCTGCCACTTGTTGACCAATGTCATTAACTTCGGTTAAGATATGAGCTCTATTATATCCCTTACATACTTGTTCTATAATACTTGGAAATATATGTGGTTTTACTTCATTGTTCTTATAAGTTGCAACAACCTCATAAGGTATCTTTGTGCAATCTAAAACTGCAAAGGCTGAGTAATCTCTACCTGTACCACGAGCAACATCAACTGTTGTAACATACAAATGGTCTTTTTCGGGTCGCTTAAACATTTGTAATCCGTTTTTACTTTCTAAAGCTGGAATATACGGGGTCGCCTTAATTTTTGCTGGTGAGATTAAAGTATCTACACTTCCTAAAAATTCACATTCAAACTCTTGTTGAAACTGCTCGGGTGAGGTATTTCTTATAGTGGTTTCTTTCCACTTTTCATCTCTGCCAGGTACCTCTGACCAATGTACTTCGATAGGTACATAATCATTTTGTTTATTGATTGCGTCTATCCACAACTTGTAGTACATATTCATACCGTGTGGTGTAGATACAATTATCATCTTTGTTTTTTTACCAGATGAAATGGTAGGATAAACTGAGCTGAAAAACATCTCTGCTATGTTAGCAGGTACGAAAGCAAACTCATCAAGGAAGATTATATTAAATGAACCACCTCGAATTGCACTTGAAGATGTTGCAGCCGCCACAATAGTGGACTTATTTTCTAATTCTATGTTACCTTTGTTCCAATTAATAACTCCTTGTTGCATCCATTTTGGTAAATTTTCATATGCAAGTTGAAGTCTTCCTAATATATCTCTAGCAGTAGAAGATTTGTTTGCTAGAATAGCAATATTAGAGTTAGGATTAAATAAGGCGTAATGTAAAAGATATGATATAGTAGTGGTAGATTTACCTGATTGACGAGGTAATTTACAAATTGTGAAACGATTGTCATGTATTGTCCTTACGATATGTTTTTGAAAGTCCCACATATTAAATGGGACAAGTCCTTCATCTAGTGAAACTACTTGTACATAGTTTACCATAAAATAAATAGGGTCTTTCTCACACTTCTTATATTCTTTGATGTTCTCTTTAGTGAACTCAACAGGTGTGTTTACCTTTTTAAGATTTGGATTTCCTAAGTATGCGTCTGTCATTTTTTTATAATAGGTTTATATGATTAAACCATCCTGTAGCTATATATTTTTCTTTTGTTTTACTAATTTGACCCTTGTGTGTATGTGTAAAAAAAGCAGGCCAAATTAATGTTAATCCTTTTTTTGCTGGTATTGTTAAGTTTTGATATAAAAATTCTGTGCCACCATCTTCAACATCATTTAAATATGTCATAAAAACTAAACCTCTATGCCAGTTTAAATTACTAGAAAAATCATTTTCAAAATGCCATATTTTAAAACCACCGCCCGGAGGATATTTTTGAAGATTATATTTTTCTCTCAAAGCAAATGGTGTATTTACATCCACAAATGAATATTTTTTAATATACTTTTGTAATACATTACCTAAGTGTATCTTATATGAGTGAAAAGGCTCATCTTCATTAAAAAAATCAATAGCAACCTCCTTTGACTCTTTTAAATCTTTTACCACTTCTTGACCGCCAGTAGAATACATCTTACCATCTACTAGTGGTTGTTTATTCATAAACTTCGTTAAATCGTTACAAACTTTTTTTGGTATAAACCAACCACCCATTAAAGTGATGTTATCTAATTCATATTCTTTCATATAATAATACCCTCAATATGTGTGTAACCCATTTTAACAGCCGCCTCTATACGACTACTACCTTTATAAACAAAATACTCTTTATCGTAATTTGGATTTGTGTCGTGTTCTATTTCAACACAGTCTAACATATCTTTGCCATCAAGTATGTCTTGAAGCATAATGCCGTTCTTAACCCAGCCTAATTCACTTATCTGAAATATCTGTTTTTTCGGGTGTAATTGTTTTGCTTTCAATAATTTCATCATCTTTTTTCAACATCTTTTGTAATTCTGCTGTTGAACCAACAAACAAAGCATTTTTGATATTTGCATTAGCAGTCTTAGGTAACTCTTTTAAGTCTTTTAATTTTTTATTTAAGTCTTGTAACTTATCTACCGTATCTGCAACATTCTTAATACCAGCTAATGCAACTTCATATGCTCTAGGGTGTTGACCCTCTTTTGCAACATTTAAAATACCCTCAATGGCTTCTTGGCCTTTTTCTATAAGATTGTAATAGTGTTCTCTACTATTCTTATGGTCATTATCGACATCTGTTTCTTTTTCTTCCGTTCTAACAACCGGAGCTTTAAACTCCTCTTCCTTAACTAATTCTTCCATAGGAGATTTAGCAGGTTCTAGTCCTAGAATTTGATTTACTTTGTCTTCAATAGCCATATTAATATTTAGAATTCCGTATTTGTGTGGTCTATCTTATTCTGCCACCAAGACGGTAAACCAATGTGTGGTCTGCCATCAAACATATTCTTTTTAGAACCTTTAGTTTTAGCATTGTTATAATGTAAAAATACTTGAGCACAATCTTTGCCATCAAACTTATCTCTCCAATGTTCACAAATATTACCTTTATAAACTAACATATCACCAGGTTTTAACTCTACTTTTACACCATCTGTATATTCTGATTCATAGCCGTTATCTGTATCTTTACCTTTTTTAGGGTTAGGTTCAATATAGATTGGCCATTTATCACCACCTAAATTCATTGTAGTAGAAATCTCACAGCTAAATCTATCTTTGTGTCTTTTTAATATATCGCCGTTTTTATAGATACGAGCATATGAATAAGTAGGTATCAAATTAAGTCCTGTTTCTTTTTCCATTTTAGGTTGAACAGCAAGTAATAAAGTTTCCATCGCCATATCAGCATAATGTGAATATGTTTCTGGCGCTTGAATATCATTCCAAACTCCCCACTCTGTCGTAAATGGCGAAATAAATCTTTCGTCAAACATGGTTCTCGCCACTTGTCTTTTCATCATAAAATAATTCATAACGAATTCAGCAATCTTTGGGTCGATTGCCTTTCTTATTACCATGTAGTTATTTTTCTTAAATGCAGGTGTCATTGTTTTGCTCCTTCTAATATAATATTACTCACAGCCTGTAAGTTAAAATGTATAAATCTAAAATCTTCTTTACCGTCATCTACTCCATATTCGTGAGCTAAATAAGCAGGTATGAAAATTAATGTACCAGGCTTAGGTATATAATTTACCTTATCATTTGCCAAGGAAATTTGTTTACTATCTTTTTCCGGCAGTTTCATCATTTTAGCACCTGTTCTAGGGTCGTGAAAGACTGGCCTAGATGTGTTATCTGAACACTTTAAATAATAAAATGCTGATACATGATTATTACCATGAACATGAGAATTGTGATGGCCTCCGCCATTTTTATTAAACTCTTGTACCCATGACTCAGTATAGAATAATGAATGATTTGTTATATCATATCCCATGCCATCTAAAAAGTTGTGAGCTGTTGCTCCAACCCAATCATGCAATTCTTGTAATTTAGGGTCGCCGTGTAAAGGACCTGAATGATAAGAATGACCAAAATCATTTTTACCTTTTTTATCTCTTTTATAAGCCTCTTTAATATATTTGTCACATACTTTATTAACTGATTTTACCCACTCTGGTTTTTCAAACAACCATATTGGTGTTTGAAAATGGTGATTTACTTTCGCTTCATTACTCATAATATACTTTCTCTATTTAAATGGATAACCTAAACTCCATACCACTAATGAATGTCTAGTACCTTTTGTTACTGGTGCTACTCTATGCCAAACAAAGCTTGGAAATATAATAATAGAACCACGAGGTCTAATTTCAGTAACCTCTTTGATTGATTGTTTTCTGTTTTTTACTGTGTCGAAGTCTGTACTATTTCTTAAATCAACTTCAAAGTTTCCACCCTCATATTCTTCAGGATGTGAAAGTGAAATAGTCATTGATAATTTTCTAATTTTACCGTGGTCTCTTGGTCGTGTACCATCTTCTAATGGAGGCCTCATGTATGGTTTGTTCCAACTATCAGTATGCCAACCGTAATAATCACCTACTCCATATCTTGTAAATTGACAAGACTCAGAAAAATCCCACTCAAAATTCCAACCGGCCTTTTGATTTGCTTCGTGTAAGTATGGGTGAATTTCTTTGTAAATCCATGTATCATCCATCCACACAACATCTGATTTACGCTTCTTTTGAATATTTTTTACAACAGACTTTTTTAATTTACCTTTACCATCAAGATTTTTTTTATCGTCTGAACCACCTGTTACAGCCATTCCCATCTCATGTTGTTTACCATAAGCTAATATATCATCAACAAGTTTTGGTGGTAATACTGACTGAAAGTAATAGTAATAATTTTCTAAATTCATTTTTTGTTCCTCATCATCATTTATATATACTCATATAATTATTTAGGCAACCCTCCAGAGCATACTTTTTGTAGATACTTTTTATGACTTATGGTTTCTACACTATTATTCCATGTTGTTTGTCTGTCAACTTCTTTATAAACATAATCTCTATATAATTGAGATAAACTATTAAATTCTTTTTTTATAGACTTTTTATCAAATAAGTTTAACTCTTTTAGCACTACAGAAAAGTTTTCAGGTTTAAATAAATTGTACTCACCATCAAAGTCTTCTTTCATAGGCAATCTTTTATGCCATGTTTTTAAATTTTCTTTAAGAGATAATGGTAAATTAGGTTTATATTGTTTCCAAAATTTACTATCCTTTTTACCAGTCATATAATGTAATAAAACAAAATCTCTAATATTTTCTACAATTGTTTTAAATCTTTTATTATAAAGTTGTATATCTTTTTCAGTATAGTTAATTAATATGTGCATTAATATATAAGCTTGTTGTATAGAAGTACCTATTGAAGAAGCCTCTAAAGGTTCTATAAAACTAGAACTTAATCCTGTTGCAACACAATTACCTATCCAAGGTCTGTCAATAGCACCTGCCTCAAATTTTATATTCTTGCCTATTTCTATTTTATGACCTAGATACTTTTCACATTCTATCTTAGCTTGTTCAGCATTTATAAATTTATTATTATAAACATAACCATTACCCCAACGACCATTTGTTGGTATTCGCCACATCCAACCTGCTGACATTGCTTTAGCTGTTGTATATGGTGTATATTCATCTGTATCCTTTGTAGGAAAAGCAATAGCCTCATTCATTGGCAAATATTCTTTATATGATTGCCACTTTGCACCTAATTTTGATATAAGTAATCTTTTAAAACCTGTACTATCAATATAAAAATCATACTTGTATTTTTTCTTTTTACTTTCTATACTTTCTATATTGCCCTTTTTAATATTAACTTTTGTTATATCATCATTGTAAATATTAATATCAAAACTTTTACATTTTTTTAACAAAAATTCATTTAATTTAAAAGTGTTAAAATGATATTGTTTTGTCAGGTCTGAAGGTGCTACTAAATTGTCCCATGCGTGTGGGTCGGTGTATTCTTTTGATTTTAAATTATTAGTTACAACATATGCGTAACCACCTAGATAATGGGCAAATTTTGTGTATGCGTAGGAACCGTATGTGTTATGGTAATAGTCTTGTTTTGTCCAATCTTTAAACATAATACCACCTTTGTAGGTAGCGCCAGTTTCTCTGATTAGCTCTTCTTCGGTTATACCGGTATGAAGCATAAAATCTGACCAATGTTCAGTAGTGCCTTCGCCGACACCAATGATACCGATTTTATTCGACTTTACAATGTCTATTTTAAGTGAGGAGAATCTACTTTTTAGGATTAAAGCAGTTATTAGACCTGCTGTTCCGCCACCAACTATACATAATTTATTCATAATATAACCTATTTATTATCAACCAGGAACTATGTTCCTGAAATATTAATTTTGATACTTATATCTTAGTATTACGACACCTGAACTTCCGTTGGCACCATTGTTCCAACCTCCGCCACCGCCGCCGCCTAAATTAGAACCTGGAGCCGCTGAACCGTTTGTTGCTGAACCGTTACCGCCTCCGCCATCTCCTCCTGGAGCAGAACCCACCGGAGCACAAGCGGAACTATAACCACCGCCACCGCCACCAGCTCTAGTGACTGCTGAACCTGAAATTGATGAAGCTGCACCGTCACCGCCGTGTGCTGAACCGTCTGTACATCCGGCTTCGATAGCACCACCGCCACCGCCGTGTCTGCCTGGACCACCAGGGTTACCTTGTCGGCCGCCAGGATTTCCTTGAGGTGGAGAAACTGGTGGATGATTACCACTTTGGCAACTGACAGGAACATCTGCTTCTCTACCGCCACCTGAACCACCTAAAACTCTAGGGTTTGGAGCAGGACCTCCGCCACCACCACCTGTTGATGTGATAGTAGAAAATATTGAATTAGCTCCTTTTAATCCACCGCTTTGGTGTGCTTGGCCACCTCCGCCAGCACCTACTGTGATTGGATAAGTTTGTGCTTGTATTGTAATACCAGTTGGATTTGCTAAAGGACTTGCATTTGGCACAGATAGGCCATTTGATTCTCTATAACCTCCGGCACCGCCGCCGCCTTCACCGCCTCCGCCACCGCCGGCAACAACTAAGTAATCAACTATTGAGCTTTGATTTCCTATACTTGCAACTACAAAGTTTGAAGATGAATTAAATGTATGAATTGTGTAATCGCCTGAATTGGATGTTGTTCCGCCTGTAGCTTCTATATATGAAGCTGGTTCGATAGATGTGGATTGAACTGTCCAACCTAAAGTTGCGTCTGCATAAACATAAACCTCAGCTGCTTTTGACTGTGATGTTACTCTATTAGAGGCAGCTCCTTGAAAGTTTGAACCGTTACGAGCAATTGTAATATTATTTGAAGTGGCACTTCCATAGTCAACTACACCTACAAAGTCACCTCTACTCGGTGAAGCTGGTAATGTAACTGTTATAGCACCGCCAGCAGTATTGACGAAATATCCTTCTCCTGATACTGCTGTAAAATCTGCTGTTTTAACTGCTTGCCAATCTAAACCTGCAACGATATCACCACTAGCGCCTAGGGCAATAGCTGTACCGTTTACAGTAATTGATGAGTTTGCTAATTTGTTATTTGCAATAGAACCTGCTAATTTATCATTAGCAATAGAACCTGCTAATTTATCATTAGCAATAGAACCTGCTAGTTGAGCATTTGTAATACCACCTGCAAGTCTGTCAGACGCAATTGTGCCTGGTGCTATTTTTGCACTGGTAATTGTACCTGGCGCTATATCAGCTGCCGACAATTCAGCGTCTTTAATTCCTTTTGAACCTACTTTACTTATTGGCATAGTTTTCCTCTAATTCTTTCTTATATTTATACATCTTCATCTCTTGTTTTATCATAATTCTTACCATCTGCAAAACTTGTTATGGTTGTTGTAAATCCGAAGTCATCATCTGCGTCAGCACTTGTTGGATTAGGTACAACTACTATTCTTTCTTCTCTACTAGCAGCTGGTAAATCTGTATGTAAATCAGACTGAGTTTCCTTGATTACTTTTTGCGTTGAAGCAGGACCATACAGATATGTCTTTGCTGTAAAGTTTAATGTATAGATAACTGCTCTTCTTGTTGTAAAATCTCCTGAATAGCTATCTTCGTAATTAATATTATTTAGTACAATAGGAATATCTCTTTTGATACCCATTTCTGGAATAACATTAACAGTAACAGTATAATCAGGTTGAAAATACGGTAATATTTGTTCTATAATTTGTAAACCGCCTTCGGCAGTTGCTGTCAAACAAAATAAATTATATGATATATTGTATGGTACAGGCATATAGTTATAATTCATAACCTTACCATCAGCACCTGTTTTAACAGATTTAAATTTTTGTACTTTAGTTAATTTTCTACTACCATCATATGCAATGTCTGAAATTTCAAATCCCATTCTTGGTAATGTGATAGCCATTTCTCTT